CCTTTGGACCAAAGATAATCTGTAATATAATTGATAAGCTAATCAGTTTAATGCCAACGTCAATCGCACCATCAGCACCGTTCTTTACTTTTTCTAACATATTGTCTCCTATATTAATGTAAAACATCGGCTATACAAGCCACCCCTTTCTAAGAGCATCTAGCCATATAGCTATATAAACTAAAGAACTCGTAGAAATTATTGTCGCTGTTATAAATACGAACTGTAGAAACATATCTAATTTTTCTTTCATAGTTTCCACCCCGCACATAGCGATTCATCTTCTGCTCTGCAAGTTAGTTGTTCATCCTTTGCCATATCAAACTTAGTTTGTAGCTCAGAGCATCCTGTTACTAAAATAAAAACAATTAATAAATACTTCATTCTATGTCCCTCTCTTCTTCAACTAAATCAACAAGCTCACACACACTACCAGTACAAGCCAAGGTCTTAGAACCTACTGTAGAATCTGTAAGTTCATACTCGCTAATCAAATCCCAGTTGACTTGCTTGGGCATAATCTTAGCTAGTGCATCGTGTGTCTTCTTATCACACTCCTCGTATGGTGCTTGCTGATATGTATGGTCTGAGTGTGGTAGGAAACTAACACCTGATACTTCATCAAAGTGTTTGTATACCCACGCACCTACTTCCATCCACTCGTGTTCTCTAACACTAACAGTAACACTAGGCTTGTGCTCACAGTAGTACCTCTGATATGTAAGCCACAGCTCTAACTGTTCGATAGCACTCCTCTCGTTCCTAGTTACCGCACCCTTAGGAGCTTTCATAGGGAAGGAGAATACCTTAACGCTGTTAGGCTTCATTACATCAGCTTCAGCAGGTATGCCTTGGTCTTCCATAAGCTGAGCTATAGGGTCTTTAGCATCTGCTCTAACCCTACGGATATAGTAGTCACTGTGTCTAGTGTGTATACCACTGGCACTATCCACTAGCTGACTGACAGTACCACTAGGTTTAATAGCAGTAGTGGCAGTAGCTTGTTGAATACCTAGTAGCTCTGACCAATGAGCATTAGTCTTAACAGATTCTTTTCTAAGGTCTACTAAGAAATCAGCTAAGCTCTTCTTACCATAGTAACCTCTGCTGTCATCATTACTGCCATTCATAAATGCGTTGTCCATAATACCTGTAAGAGATACACCTAGTAGTGCTTCCTCTTCTGTATTGTGTACCCACTTAGGACGTAATCGTTTGATGTTAGTCAGTGATGCTTGGAATGTACCCAGTATACTAGCCAGTCTAACCTTACGGAGTATATCCTTCTGCGTGTCTTCCGCTCTGACTACAACCTCAGTCAAGTTACAGAACTGTCCGTCTCTCAGAATGATTTCACTACAAGGATTACAACCAAAGTCGTGGTCTGTATCACGTCTACCAATAGACTCTACTTGTTTAATCGCGGCTTCTCTGTTGAAGATACCACGCTCACCTGACTTAGACTCGTACAGTGATGTCCACTCTTTCATAAAGATACCTATATCAGGTTTCTCTGTATAGCACACACTGTTGTTACTCAGTGCCATCTCAGGTGTATCCGACCACCACTGACCACTCTTAGCATTACGCATACGCTCGTCAGTTAGATTAGATAGAGAGATAAGTGCTGACCTACGAACACCACCTACGACTACCACTTCTGCTATCTTACACATCATTCTATGACACTCATAGCTAGTCAGCTTACGCCCACCTGCTTCTTTAAATATGTTAGTGGAGAAGTTAAACAAATCAAGTAGAGGTTCAGGACCACTGGCTCTACCACCAAAGGTAGCAAGTCTAGCACCCTTAGGTCTGACCTTAGAGAAGTCCCACTTAGGCATCTCACCGTCATACAAGTAAGTGATTAGTTTACGGAACGCAGACTGCCATCCTTCTTTACTATCTTGTACTACAATAACATCTTCTACATCAACCATCTCTTCGGGTACTTCAGGTAGCTTGCTTATGTGTTGTCTCTCTACACTAAAGCCTACACCAGTACCGTGCATCAATATAAATAGACACTCATCAAATGCTTTGGGGTGGTCTACACTAAGGTAGGCACAGTTGTACCCTGCAATATTATTCTTAGCTAAGGCAGGTCCCGCAGTCATAAGAGCTCGCATACTAGGCATAACTTCTAAGTTACATACTGCTTCCTCAAGTATCTTCCTAGTCTTAGGTACTAACTCTTGGTTGGTATTCTCTTTTAGATGCTCTTCCATAAAGTCAAAGTATCTAGCTACAGTTTCTTTCCAAGTCTCTCTGCGTTTCTTCTCAGGTAGCCATCGTGCGTACCTGCTAAGCGCAATAAAGTTTTGGTAATCATTTGGTAATTGGTTCATTCATCCTCCATTGGTTCGATTTCAATGTTAAGCATTTTCTCTCCATTGTTATCTAAGTAAGTATTATATTTAAGTCTTCCGTTCCTGTGCATCTGAACAGCGTCAGTTATACCTTTGTCATAACAGCGTGCCCCGTGTCTCCAGATTATTACTGCTCCTAGTGACAGCAGTGCTACTGTTAATAACATAAAGCTCTCAGTCGTTATCGTCAACATCTTCAAACTCCTTTCTTTTGTCCATTAATTTATCCTCGAACTCGTGTAAGATATCTTCTGTTGTTATATCTAATACCTCACACAGAGTACAAGGGTCTATTCCTACATTAACTATACGCTCTTTTAGTTCATTTAAAGTTAGAGCCATACTGACCTCCCTCGTGTTCTATAAGTTTATCTAAGAACCACCGAGCTTTCTTGAGGTCTTCTACTCCATTTTTAAATCTCCATCTGCATATATATTTCATAACAGATGCGGTTAGGTAATCCATATTTTGGTCTAAGATAAAATCTATGACCTCGATATTACCCTGCTTATAATGGTTTGGATTTATGTTATCTTCGTCCACTTCTTAAGCTCCTTAATTTCTTTAGTTGAAAATATTTTAATATCATACTTATCACACCACTGCCGATAAGTAATCTTATTACCCTTGGCTACCTTAGAGTCCGGTCGTGGCATCAAGAAAATTAAATCCTTACCTTCAAACTTTAGTTGTTCAGCAATTGATTTATACTTCTGTCTGTCACCACTGCGGAAGAAGCCCTTAACCTCGATATGATACTTACCCTTAACAAAGTCAGGGGTGTAGTTCTTTCGTATCGTATAGGCTATCCTACAGGGCTCATACTTCCACTCTTTGCCTAGTGCTTCCGCACATTCTTTCTCTAACTTACTTCTGAATTTCAATGCCATTAGCATCTACCTCTAAAACATCCGGCTCTCTTGCTACAAAAGTTAAATATCTAGGACCATTAGAATATATAAATGTTCTTAGTCCTCCTTCCCAACAAGTGTACTTGTAAGAGCAATAACTACAGCCTGTACCTAACTTCATATTGCCCGACTTACCATCAGGTATATGCCCATAACATTTCTTAGGTGGGTTAGGTTGTTTAACTACTGCCTTAATGTTTTTAATTCTTTCAGGAGAAGAAAAGAAATTTAACTTAGACCAGTACCACTGAGACTCGTCTTCCATATCATACTTAAGATATGTTAGGTGTCCGTTTGTCTTATCCATAACTAACCAACCAAACTTTGTCTCACCTTCTGCGTGAGCATAACCTTTGATTTGTTCTACATATCCAAACGGGTCGTTGTCTATAAGCGAACCATCTTTAAACTTCTTAAATCCATAAGGTGATGATGACTTAACATCTGTCAGTACACCATCAATCTTACAGTCCATAGAGCCTTTGATGCCATCTACTTCTACTTGCTTCTGTTCATCTGTCACATCGTGACCGGCAAGTTTAGTTAAAGCTAACACCATCTCTTCAATCAAGTGACCATAAAGAAACTTGATTCTAGTATGGGGCATAAGTTTCTCACCCTCTACTCCATTGTAAGCATACCACAACTGTCTATCTTTCTTACCTATGTTAGACATACGGAGCTTTCGTCTATCAAACTCGTGCTCTGTGATATTGTTTCTAAGTATCTGTTTGACATTCTCACCGAAGTCATTGATTACTTGTTCAATAGGTACACCATCAGGAATTTCCTTGGTGTCTATCATACGATATATATCGTCTACTAATGTGTCTGTTGCCACGTTTTACCTACCTTATATTCACCGTCCAATGGACAGTTTAAGTTAAAAGATTTACCTGCTTTGATGATAGCTCCTACCGCTAGACCACCGAAGAAATCAGCTTGGTCATCTCTGACCTCACACTGAAACTCATCGTGCACATTCAGTACAAACTTATAGTCTATGCTGTACTGCTTAGCATATGTATCTAGTAATACCAACGCCTTCTTCATAACAACTGCACCTGCACTCTGCAATAGAGTGTTAAGTGCTGAATGTTCTGAGCGTATGTGTAGCTTCCTACCATCTAGTCCTGTTACCCACCCCTTCTTACTGGAGTTTGAAACCTTACTACGCAAGTGTTTTAATGCGGGAGTATTATTAAGGAAGTTATCCTTAAGTATACGACCACGCTTAGCACCACCTCCTGCTACCTCACCAATCTTACTATCGCCTGCTCCGTATAGGAACGCATAGATAAAAGTCTTGGCTTGGTCTCTAGTCTGTAGTCCTGCTGACTTCTGATTAGCACTGTGTATATCACCGTTCAGTATCTCGTTGGTGTATGCTTCATCATCCATATAGTGAGCGAGCATTCTAAGCTCTAGTCCACTAGCATCGCAACCCACTAGACTGTAACCATCAGGCACAGTCCATAAGTCACGACAGTCAGCTCCATATCCACCATCAAAACCCCAAAGTATATTACCATCTTTGTCGTGCTTAGTCGCAGGGACTTGAGCACAGTTAGGTTTAGAGTGTGTCATCCTACCAGTCACAGCACCGCAAGGGTTTACGCTTCCGTGTACTCGACCAGTATGCTCATCAATGGCATCGACCCAACTCTTTACCATAGCTATACGCTTGGTCAGTGTCAGGTAATCTACAATCAACTGAGCTTCCGGTATCTTCACAGACTTAAGCACCTTCTCATCCACGATAGGGTTTCCCTTCTCAGTAAATGATTTAGGTTTCCAACCGAAGTGCTGTAGATACTTAGCTATCTGCTGACGAGAGCCTAGGTTGAACTCAGGGTAATCATAGTATCCCCACTTACTCCTTACACTTTCATCTGTTGCTTCATAGTGAGCACCTTTGTCTAGCTGAGCTTGATACCTTTTAGATATACTACCATCCTTGTTGTGAGTCTTATCACCGGGATGTGGTAAGTCTACCCACACAGGCAGAGGTTTAAATCTCTCGTGCACCTCGTCCTCTATGTCTAGTACCTTCTCCTTCATCTCAGCGAGCAGTTCATAAGCACGCTCTTCGTCAAGTATCATACCGTTGTCGGTCTGCTCTCTAATAATATCAGCAGTCTTATGTTCTATATCTACAGCAACATTGTTGACACCGGTGTCACGATTTAAGTGATGATATAAAGTCTTAGTCACTCGTACATCTTGTTGACAATACTTTAACATATCGTGGCTATACTCTTCCCATCCACCTTGATAGTCATCCTTATAATCACCCAGTCTCTCACCCCAAGACCTTAGAGAGTGACCTCCATCAAGGCTAGGGTTGTGTAGTCTGCTAAGAACGAGAGTGTCCCGTAGATTAAAATCCCAATCCATCCCAGTAATCCTACGCAAAACAGGAACATCAAAATTAATAATGTTGTGTCCCACAAGAGTGTCGACATCTTCTGATGCCAACCATTTCCGAAAAAGTCCATTGGCTTCTCCTCCTATAAAATTGTAAACAGTAGACTCACCATTATCTAACATCGCACAAATGCAATGTACTTTGGTAGCGTTGAGCCCATCAGTTTCTATGTCAAAAAAAGCTGTGTTCATCATCTACCTCCGATAATCTTCCGGTGTCGCTATCATACTGTAGCTTACAAGCAGGACCAGTCAGACCTGAGAACCTATTCTTTATAACACGCAATGTAGTTTGATTGCGAATGATAGGGTCATCGTCCTGTTGGTTACGCTCCAAGCCTATTACAATATCAGACAACTGGGCAATTGCTGCAGAGCCACGGAGCTCTGAGAGGCTCACCTGTCCACCTTCTTCGTGAGCCCTACCTTGAGGTCTCCTGAGATGAGATATAAGGAATAAGCCTATGCCAGTCTCCTGTACTATCTTGCGGAGCTTGGTCATAATAGCATCAATAGCCTTTCGCTCATCGAGAGAGCCATCTTGCTCGCTTACAACGATAGATAAGTGGTCGAGTATAATCCACTTACAATCATAACCCTTGGCATAATTTCTAATGACATTAAGTAATGAGTCCTCTTCAATACTGCCCCAATGATTGTGTATGTATACATTCTTATCGCCGACAGCTTTCTGCCATAGTGCTTTCTTCTCTTCTTGACTCAGCTCTCTTTCATACTGAGGGATATGGATAGGAGCATTGGCTTCGATAGACATCAGACCCTTAACACTACGAGCAACTGACTCTTCCAAGTGAATGATAGCCACGCTATCGTCAGTGGTATTAAGTAAGTATGCTTCTAGTTCCTTAACGATACTGGTCTTACCCATACCTGAGCCACTTGTGATAGTAACCAACTCCTTCTCTCTAAATCCATAGGTTAGTTTGTTAAGACCCTTCCAAGGATAGTCCACAGTTAATGAGTCCTCTTCTTCCATTAAGAACTCCCAAGTATCCTTACCTCTAACAACACCTGCGGGACTGTAAGGCTCGGAAGACCACCAAGCATTGGTAAACTCCTTGACCTTTCCGTTCACTAGCATATCACTAGCGTCCTTCATAGGTAGCTTACAAACCTTGAGCTTGCCGACAGATATAATATCTTGACAGGATTTTACCGCATCGAAACCGGCTTGGTCTTGGTCGAAACAAAGCACTACATTATCGAAAGACTCTATGTATTCTAGATTTTCTTTGATATCTCGTGACGCAGAAGACGCTCCGTTCTTAAGGGAGACCACCTGCCACTTGCCATCGAACATTTCTGAAATCGAGAGGGCGTCAATTTCGCCTTCACAGATAGTCAGATACTTACCACCGGAGCGATTAGCATTCTGTCCGAACAGACCTGAGCCTTTGTTCGTCCCTATTATTTGAAAGTCTTTAGTCGCGACAGTTCTCTCTTTATATCCGAGTAGCCTGTTGCTCTCGTTAGAGTCGTAGTATGGATAGTAATGTTTATCTATCTTACCGGTCTTGTCGTAACTAACAGTCACACCAAACTTCGATGTGATTTTAGATGATATGCGTCTCTCTTTAATTGACGCATTAGATACACCTCTCGGTGTTATTGTTTGCATAGGCATTTTCTCCTCTATAAAATTGTTGACACCGGTGTCATCTTTTTGGTAATGACCACAGGCATTGCAATAACCGTGACCGTCAGAGTAGACAGCCAAGTTATCACCTGACCTATCCCCACCCGTCTCACGACAGGCAGGGCAAGGCTTATGTTCTACAAATGTAGAGGGGTTATGCGAAGAACTCACTTGTCTCAGAGTCTTGTGACTTGTACCCTTCAGTACGCTCGCTGACCTTGACTGCTGTCAAGTAAGTGGCAACACCGTGAGTAGGGTGTTCTTGTCCTGCTTTCCATAGTACCTCAACGACAGACTCAGCTCCAAAATCGTGACCGATTGCTTCGCCATCTGCAGTTTTAATCATCTCGAAAGACAGTGGATATTTAGTAGAGAATTTGCGAGCCCTATAAGACCCTCCATCCTCTGTCTGAATAGTACGGACTTTGACACCTGCATCTTCCAGTGCCTTAACTTCTTTGTCATCAACTGCGACAGTAAGCGTGTACTTACCAGTATCTTCACCGTTGAATTTTTCCGTGCTGTCTAGATAGACATACTTTGCTATACCTTTAGTTATCATAGTTATACCTCGAGACCTGTAGAAAAAACTTAGACTAGTAGGTCTCATAGACTAGTCTAAGGATAAAGATTAACTAAAGTGATAATCATTATAGTTATCACTTTAATTAATATCTATAGTAATATTTTATAGTATTCAAGATGAAGAGTCAATAGACAAATCTTCTTTATTTATAACTTCATCATCATCTAAAAAAGAATAAGGATTAGAATGGTATCGACAGACACCACACAAATCTAAGAATTGTTTTCTATCTGACGGGTCTCTTGCCTTAGACTCCCATTCAGTGAGCAAGGTATCACAACATTTACATCGCATTACATACCTCCATAATTTGAGAAGTCATCTTCACTGAGGATATCTTTGTTCTCATAAGAAACTTCTACACCTTCGTCATTAATCTTGACACCGGTGTCATCTTTTTCATCGTGTCTACCTACAGACCAACCATTCTTCATAGCAAAAATGTAAGCGTCAGTCTGAGTGACATTGTCTAGCATACAATTGCCTTCTCCATCAGTCACAAAGTACAGTAGTTTAGTGTCTTCATATACCTGTGCTAGTCTACTTATTAGTGGTTTACTTTCCATTTAACACCTCGTCAATTTTATGTCTGATTAGACCAATAGTATTTTCTTTGCTTTGAACTTCTTTACTGAACTCTTCATCTAAAGATTGTATAGTAAAGATTAAGACATCTTTTATCTTGTCGTTCTCACGCTTGAGGTCTCTATTGATTTGTAACGCCTGCTTGTAGGCATTCATATTGTTGTTAGGGTTTGTCATTTCGTACTCCATCCGTCTTGTTTAAGTTGTTTGATTTCTGTAGCAAGGTCATTAATCTGCTCTTGCATATCAACTATTATAGCAAGATATGTGTCAGGTTCAATAGCGTAGGGATAATTTTCTACACTTAATCTACCGTCATCATCAAAAATTTCCTTGCCTATTCTGTGTCTGATGTCAAAAAATGATTCGACTTGCTCGTCAAAGTCCCTGACATCGCTTGAATATATACTTATTTCCATATTATCTCCTAAAAATTAACAGTGAATTCGACTCCCGCGTCAACGAGAGCCTGTAGATGCTCAGCTTGACCCTTATAACGCCTAGCTAAGCGGTGATTGTCATCAAAATCTGCATCTTGGTAGAGCCGAGTGACTCTTTTCAGCTCTACCGCAGTGTCGATTAACAGGACTTCTTTTAAGGGAGTCCAATCCCTGCCTGAATTACTCTTCATCGCGTTGATGTTCACAATATGGGCAGATTGACTCGTAAATACTGTGCTCTTCTTCACAGTTTTCACACACAATCAACATTGTTTCGTAATCTTCATCAGTTATTTCTAAACATCTGTTGATGTCATCAAAATATTCATCTTTCCAGACACCATTTTTAGCTACTTCCATAGCGTGTTCTTCGCTATCAGCTTTTACTGTGACATCGAAAGATGACTCTTGTTGTAAAGTTATTTGTACTACATATTCCATAATATCTCCTATATTAAAACGGGTTGAACATACATTGCTATATTAAATTTCTTTAAGACAGCAATTTCATTATCATCTATGGGTCTACGACTATCAACCCATACTGCACTACACCAATCAGAAGTCATAAACTTCTCACCGTGCACTTCTTGTTCGTCTAAGTCACCGAAGTATTGAGTTAAAATGTCCTTGTTATTAGTATCTTCGTGGCACAACGCGTACCAATCAAACTCTGCTTCGCCTTGACGTTCAGTTATCCTTGCTAATTCCATAATATCTCCTAATCAATTAAGTCCATATAGGCTTGAATATTGTTCTCAATGAACCAATTCTTACCTTTAGTAAAATCTTTATACATTTTCCTAGCTTCTACTAAATCTCCGCCAGTGCCAAGCTCGATGTGGTCGTGATATGCCATCATAGTATGGTCATAAATTGCCATTTCAACTGGGTTTAGCTCTACGATAACGCCTGAATAAGGGTTTTGCCTTGAGCTTTTCTCAGGCTCGAGCCACATATGCGTACCAAACGGTAGCTTATCTGTGTCATAACCCCAAGATTTGTATAAATCCTCGCGTTTTACTTGCATTTTGTCAGTAATGCCGGCTCTACGCTCGCGTTCTTCCTCGTAGATAGCATCATTTTTCATCTCTTCTTGCTGTGTCATATGTCCTCCTTGGACTTT